TTTGGTAAAAGGGAGTGAATTGACGAAGAAGATGAACTCGTTCTTGAAGGACAGCACGGGGATGCTGGCTGAGGAGTTTTATGAGCGAGTGACTGGGAAGTTGGAGAATTTGGTTGATGATTTGGCTGATGATTTGGCTGAACGTCACAAGGACATGCCTCCGCAGAGTTTGGCTATAGCGTTGGGTATATTGATCGACAAGGTGAACGTGATGAAGGGCAGGCCGCAGGCATTGACGGCAAATTTGAACGTGGGATTTGGTCCAAAGGAGCGTAGTCGCGAGGACATATTGCGTATATTGGGTGGAGAGAGGGAAGAAAAGAAAGTGGTGGGAGCTTGAGTTTTAGGTGGGGCGTAACGTTTGGGGTAGCGTTTGAAAGGTGGCTTCATAGACCACCCGCCCCGCCGTTTTTATGAAATATGCTGATGAAATAGATGCTCGATTCGGCATACCTTGGTCGAATGAGTTGAAATACGACCATGGCGAGTTGTGTAGTGGTCTGTCTCCAGAGGATGCCGCCGTGATGATGGCGAATAATCCAGAGAAGGCTGAATTTTTGTTGGAATTGCTGGAGAACCAGCCTGCTCAGGAGGAGATTGACCCCATTCAATGGGGATTTAACCTGCCTAGTTGGGAACGGGTGATGGATCGGTGGGACAAGGACAAGGTGCATGTGATATTTGGTGGGAATCGCAGTGGCAAAACGACTTTTGCAAGTCGTTTGCTGGTGCATTTGGCCCAGCAGATACCCGAAGCGGAGCTAAGGAGCTTCCACGTAACGGAAGACAGGAGCATAGAGGACACGCAAAAGTTCGTATGGGACGCAATACCGAAGCGTTATAAGGCGATGAAGAAGCGCAGCGACGTTCATTCGTTGAGTTATACGCATAAGAATGGGTTTACTGATGGGAAAGTGATATTTCCGCCCATGGATGGGTACAAGAGGGGGAGTTACTTGCGGTTCAACAACTATAGGCAGTTCTTGCAGGACGCCCAGATCATCGAGGGGATGACGGCTCATTGCATTCACTTGGAGGAGGAGTGTCCAGCCCGATTATTTGAGACTTTATTGGCTAGAGTTGCTGATTATCATGGCCGAATTGTAATGACTTTCACCACCCTGCAAGGGTGGACTGACTTGGTCAGTAGCCTATTGAGGGGAGCGGAGACCGTGAAGAGTAGGCATAGTGAATATTTGGGCATGGAGTTGCCAGTGGAGCAAGTGTCCGCGAATTGGGAGGGGTGTCGCATTCATTACTTTTGGTCGGAGGATAATCCTTTCTTTGATTCCAAGGAATTGAGGAAGGCGTACTCGAAGCAACCGCTGGAGGTAAAGCAGGCCAGACTATATGGCGTGCCGACCAAGGTATTTCAGAACAAGTTCCCGAAGTTCAATCCGCACGTGAACGTGGTGAAGCATGGTGATATTCCCTTCATTGCCGATTCCGAGGAGAAGGTTACTCGTTATATGGTGTGTGATCCAGCGGGTAGCAAGCCATGGGTAATGATTTGGGTGGCTGTGGATCGCGACGGTAGATGGTGGGTGTACAGGGAGTGGCCCGATTCCACGGTTGGGGCGTGGGCATTGCCTCATTCCAACGCGAAGGGGAAGCCCGTTGGCAAGGCGGGGCCGGGTCAACGACCCGTTGGTTATGGGTATGGGGACTATGCCGACTTGATGAAGGACTTGGAAAAGGACGAGGAAATATTCGAGCGGTTGGTTGACCCTCGTTTCGGGAAGGCGACGGTACGCACGGCTCATGGCGAGACGAACATGTGCAACGAGATGACTGAGTTTGATATTCATTTGCGAGCCGCTCCCGGCTTGGAGATCGAGCATGGCATACAAAAGATAAATGATTTGTTGAGTTGGGAGGACACCGAACCGAAGACCCATGAGAACCAACCGGGATTGTACGTATCGGAGCAATGCGACAACTTGATCTATGCCTTGACCGAATATTCGGGGTCATCGAGGGAAGAAGCCACGAAGGACTTTATCGACGTATTGAGATATGGGGCGGTTACGCCGCTGGATTACGTTGGAGAAGGGCAACTTGCGGTAGCTGGCGGTGGAGGATATTGATGAGGAAGAGCGTGGACGCTGAATCATTTGATTGGGGCAAGATAACTGAGCGTGACAAGCAATTGATTGACAAGGGGTGGCGAAAGTTTTGGTTAAAGCGTGGTCATTTCCCCGCATGGGATGATTTGCGGTTGTCTAATTTAAATAAAAATAAGCAAAGAGGAAATAAAATTGACAAGGTGTAAATTTAGTGGAGCTTTGGAGAAAGGGGGTAATCATGGATAACGTCGAGGAAGCATTGGAGTTTGATCCGAAGGGGAAGCCCGACGTCGAGGCGTTGGCTCAAGCATACAAGGAGACTCGCAGCGACTTGGGCGAGTTCATGGACCGCCGCCAAGAGGACTTTGATCAACGGTTCCAAGTATGGCCGGGCAAGAGCCGCGATAACCGCAAACACGCAAGGAGCGGTGGTGGCGAACCATTCCCTTGGGAGGGAGCGTCCGATCTTAGCTGTAATTTGATCGACGACGTGATCCGCAGTCACGTCAGCATGTTGATGAGCGTGATGAAGCGCGCGAATTTGGTGGCTACTCCAGTTGAGAGCGGCGACGTCGAGCGGGCATCGGTGGTTCAGAACTTCATGAAGTGGCTCATTCAAGTGAAGATGGAGAACATGCTCAGGGAGTACGAGCGTGGGTTCAATCATTTGCTGGAGAAGGGGATCATGGTGCATTACGTGTACTGGGAGCAGCAGGATCAAAAGATGCTGGAGACAATTAATCTACAGGAGATTTCCGCCCAGTTTCCCGAATTGGCCGAGATGTTGCTGGACGAGGCGAACGACGAAACCATCAAGGAATTATTTTCCGTCCAGTATGACGTTAGCAAATCGAAGGCGGGGAAGATACTGCGTGATTTGCGTAGTGATGGCGCTGCGACGATTCCCGTGACGCAGACGGTTCACAATAGACCTGCGATGCGGGCGTTGGCGTGCGACGAGGAAATTTACTGGCCTGCTTGGACGATGGACCCGCAGGATGCTCCCTATGTTTTCCTTGCCGTTCATTATACGGCGGAGCAATTAAGGGCCAAGGTTACCACGGACGATTGGTCGAAGGAGTGGGTTGAACACGTAATCGAGACCGCTCGTGGTAAAAATGCGGAGCAGGAGGTTAATTATTCGAGAGAGCGTCACCGCACGGCGAACGTCGACAGGGGATTGTCGGACGACGAGACCGTTCGCTGCATATATGCTTTTCAAAGATTGGTGGACGATGACGGTGTGAGTGGAATTTACTGCACTGTGTTTCATCCCGACGTCACCAACGACAATTCGCCCGTGGACGCATGGGCAAAACACGAACTTTTACCATACCGTCATGGGAACTATCCGTTCATAGTCACTAAACTGGAAGAATGGAGCAAAAGGCTATACGATACGCGTAGTTATCCCGAAACAGGGAAGAGCTGGGAACAGCAACTCAAGGCGGAAATGGATGCAGCGGTGGATAGGTTGAGCTTGTCCACGCTGCCACCTTTGGAACACCCCGTGGGCAGGGCGCCTGCTCGTTGGGGACCGGGAGTCAAGGTGCCTTATCGGACTCCGGGCGAATACAGATATGCCGATACGCCGAGATACGACGGGTCGAGCGTCGAGATGCGTGAGAACATACGGCGCATGGCATTTGAGTATTTTGGCAGAAATTATACTGGCGTTGATCCGCAGGACGTCGGAAACAAGCAACAGAGCTTGGTGGATAAATGCTTTGGTCACGTCAGGGCGGTGATGGATCAAGTGTGGAGCCTGTATCAGCAGTATGGGAGCGACCAAGAATATTTCCGTGTGATCGGTGTGAACGACGTTCAGCGTTTCGACAAGGGAGCGGGAGACGAACGATATGACTTTTATTTGCAGTTCGACGTCGGCTTATTGGATGGCGGTCAGATCGTGGAGCGCGTGAAGGCGATCAGCGAGATG